ATTTGAAAAAAATGCCGACATGATCCATCGTCGTGGAAGCATACCAATCCTGAACTTTGGGCTGCGAGCCAACCGCGTTGGAATAAAGAACGCGAACGGGCTCTGGCGTGGCTGATCAAGTATAAGGAGGAACACTTTCCATGATTCGGTTTCATAAAACCTGCGATGCGTGCCCCGAACAGTATGATGCTTACAAGGGCACCGAATATGTTGGCTATCTACGCTTGCGTCATGGTCGCTTCACCGTAGAAGATGTCTCTGGAAACCTTCTCTATAGCGCCACTCCAAAAGGCGACGGTTGTTTCGATTCTGACGAACGGGATCATTATCTTTCAATAGCGGCTAAACATCTTGAAAGACTTGGTGGAAAGGCGACATCGAAATATGTTGTTACGGACAACTATAACTTCTCCAAGAATTAGACTTGTGCCTTAGCCTTGTCTATGGTAGTATTCACTCTACCCTTTACCAACAGATTTCCAAAATCAGGCGGCCAGCGGAAAACATCATCCTTGCCTTTCGGGGCCTGAGTGACACAAACCGTATCGTTCTGATTGCCGCCGAGTAGGAAGTAATAGCTCGCATCTTCCCCGAGATAGATGCCGACGTGGGGGGTGTCCCGTGTCTCAGGACCGAGGACAACGATACAGCCCATAGCAGGCTCACTAAGAGCCGTTCCGAAGTTCGCCCATGCCTTGGGTGCCAGAAAGTTCGCAGGCGGCTCTACGCCAATCTGAGCGAAGATAAACGCCATAAATAATCCCGACCACGGCTGCGTCGTCGGATCGAAGCTCGCGCCAGTCACTGTCACCATATCATCGAGGCCATCCTTTTTGACGCCAAGATGTTTCCGTGTCTCATTAATCCAAAGTAGTGTCATAGGGGGGTTCCTTGCAAAGTGTCGTTTTGTTTACGCTGCTATTCGGTTGCGTAGTCTACCTATTTATGAAGTATGGCAAGCTCCAGTATGAAGGGGGCCGAACGCAAGGCTACAACCAAGGCAAGTTTGACGGCATCCTTTATGGGATGCAGGAAGCCTTTCAGTTTTTAGAGCAGTTGGGTGTCGCCAATCTTGAGGAAATCGAGACGGCGCTGAATGATGGTAAGTTCGATCACATAGGCAATATTGCCGAGAACCGAGTGGCGGCAAAGAAACTGATGGACATAGCGAAGTCTAAATAGACAATCGTCAATTACCTTTTGGGGACTTTATGAGAGTTGGATCGTTACAGTCTGGTTTATTCGGCGGCTCTCGAAGGGCGCATTCATGATGCATATCTGGCGACACATTCACTCGAAGCTCTGACCATCTTTGCTAAGAGAACATTCGTATTCAAACTTGGATGGTTCATAACCTCTCAAGTTATTATCGACGCCGAGCAAGAGGTAAATTTACCCTTGCAAAAACGCGCCTGAGATATTATAATTATCAGAGTGTGCTGGCGGGTCATCACAAGGCCCCGTGGTTGAATCTCAGAAGACTCGTGGAGCGTCGAACCTCCGTCAACTGTTGTGAGCCAGCACACTTCTTAAACCCGCATTAGCTTAACTGGAATAGAGCACCTGTCCTTCAAATAGGTAGATGTCGATTCGAATTCGACCTGCGGGACCATTCATTTTGTAAAATTATATGGTAAGGTATGACCAAATATCTTTATCCATACGAGATAACAAGCTCGTATTACGCCAAGCGTGGGGCGGGAGATTTGAAGTGGGAGTATGTCGTTAGCGAAGTCGAGAAAGACGCGGCGCTGATTCAACGCGGCGCGCATCCCTATATTGGATATGTTGATCGTTCATCAAAATGGCGTATAACCGATGCATGGTGGATGACATGAGTAAAGCTCCATGGACCCGCGAGCAAGTTGCGGCCCTCAATCGCTGGCAGTGCTGCAATCATATTCACCCCTTCACCTGCCCAAATCGGGGCGACGGCAATCATCACGTCATCATGAATGATCTTGGCACGCTCGTTGCCACTGAGGATGGCTGGACATGTCCATACTGCGACTACACGCAAGATTGGGCACATGACACCATGTTTGGGGAACCGCCCGCCAATCCATTTGGAGTTTAAATTATATGACACCGCCTGAATCACGCTTATTGATTGAGACTGCCAAGGCTGTCGCGGAAATGTTAAAATATGTTAAGGATGACAACGCGTTCAGCCTGAAACTTGTGGAAACGAACTCACGGCTCAATGCTGCGATCCAATACTATGAGGATTTTTCAAAGTCGAGCGCGAAGTGAATGACAATCATTTCGAGCTATGGGAAAATTTTCTGGCGACGTTGCCCTTCATAGTATGTTTGATTTCGACCTTCTATTGGTTCTATCGCTTCTGGGAAACCCTCAAGATTCGCTACATCATCGCGGCGACAGTTTCAGCCGTGGCCTTTCTGGTCTTAGTTGAATATTTTGGATATTTGAAATGAACATATCGGGGACGGTTGTGAACTAAATAAAACAAAGCTGGAGTGCAGCGTCCATGGGGACAGATCGCCTTGAAAGCGATTGCCAACCGCAAGGTTGAGGGTTCGATTCCTTTGTGCTCCGCACTATCTCTCATGGGGAACTATATCATGACTACTGACTATGACGACAAGTGCCTTGGAAACGCTTGCATGGCCGACAAGGAATGGCCATCGATAAATCCTCCCGAACGTGTGTGCATCCATTGCCCGAAATTTGCTGGCAAAGACCTTCCACCTCCCAAAAACTAATGAGTAAATCCAGTGCCTGTTGAACTACACACATTTCAAGAGATGTAATTTTGGTCATGAGTGACGATTTCAAATTCCAAGGCTACAAAGAATATCTTCAAGATATCATGACATATGACGGCATTCTACGCGAGACTGTCTGCTGCCTACTTGGTGAACCCAAAGCAGTCTATCGAGGCGGTCCCTTAGGCACCCACGAGATTCGCAAGTATGAGACCATCACCATTTTCAACGAAGCTGGCAACATCGCTCTACACTATAGAATAGACTACCACATCGATGAAAAGTGTGAAATTTTCACAATGAAAAGGATCAAGAAGTAACTCAAATATCACTACTCTCATACTATCAGACTACCGCATATTGATCGAGACTCTATTTCCGTGGTATAAATACGATGAAATATTATCAGTGCAGAATGCACCAAGAAACCGAAGACCTGAAAGGCAACTACATTATGGTTGCGTGGATCGAGGAAAAAGGTGCGAAACAAGGTGCCCGTGTCGAACTCAAAGGCGAAGATGGTCTTTGGTATGTTGATCATGTTGGCGAAATTGGAATGGATGAAAAAGACTTACGGGGAAAACAACTTGCTGATCGTCGGAGTCTAAAATCAGTAACAGGATAAGGATTTTTAGATGGCTGCCGTCGCAGTTATTATCACAGCTTGCTCCATATTATTTTCGGGGCCGATTGACAACCATTCACCCGCTCTCCAGAACGGAACTTGTCGAGAATTTCGAGAAGTATTTCAACCTGAATATACCCCATATGGCAACGCTTTGGACCCGATCATCGTTGGTAAACCTGTGACTGAGGTAACTCCGCAACAATGCATGACCAACGGTCAGATAGCCATATCGAAGTGGCAGGTTCAATATCCAAGTTTCATCGTCAATAAGTGGCGGTGTGAAGTTGGAAGTGACAAACAGGATATCTAAAAAATGGATCGTTGGTGGAGTGCTGATCACACAACTGGTGTGATTGTCGTGGTAGCTTTTCTCGGATTTTTCATGATTATTTTTGGCACTCTATGCGCTTATAACATTTCCAAAGCGCCTTATGAAGATGCCGTATTTCAATGTTCAATGGATGCACACCCATCTGAATTTTGCGCCAAACTTGTTGACGAAATATCGGTTCAAAAAAGGAAGATGAACTAACCAGGACTGTTAGGCTCCCCTGCTAAAGGATGCGCTCCGCAAGGAGTCTGTTTCGAATACAGCGTCTTCCGCCATTACATTAAAGGATATATCATGACTTGGTGGGACTACATGTTAGGCAGACTTGCCTATGACTTTGTAAGCTTTTTGATTGCAGTTGGCTTTCTCATAATTCTCGGCGTGATATTTTTTCTTATAGAGTGGTCGTCCAAACCACGAAAGCCCAAATAGTTCACTGTTAGAATGTCTGCGCGACATGCAGAAGGTAGTAGGTTAGATTCCTGCTTTGGCACCATTTTTAGGATACACTATGTTTGACTGGTTTAAGAAACTGTCTTGGAAGCGAGAACCATATAGACTCATATGGTCTGACAAGCATAGCCTCTGGTTCATCGAAAAATGGGAAGGATTTCCCATGTGGATGTATCTCTCGATCTGGGCCGAATATTCAAAAACCGAAGCCGATATTGTATTCAAGGAATTCGTGACTCACGGACAGCCCAAAGAGCCACGCTTACCTCTAAACCACATTTCAAACTAAGGAGATTACCATGCGATTGTAAAATAACAATCGAAGGACTACTCACATTTCCAAAACCTATCGCCGCACTGATCGCGGCTACAAGACTGACTGGCTCCCTGAAATTCGTGACTACGATATTGGGGAACATCGCGGGGGCGCATACTATACACGTCTCTATTCCGAACCTGATCCTCAGGCCATCACTTTCCTCAACGAACACCCCCACCGCGGCCGCGACGTAGATAACTACTTCGCTATGAGCTATTCCAAGTCCCCGAGCGACTGGAATAACCGTTATTACACACGCCCACGACGACGTAACGACAAGCAACTAATTCATCGAATTATGAGAGGCGAACTTGATGCCGACGAAGCATGTTTTCGCCCATGGAAAAAACCTGTCATTTATTATTGGTAAACCCATGCAATTCATTGTGCCGCGTGTTTATACGCTCACTGGCTTGAGCTTTTCTGGTCTGTTGTTCGAATGGGGATGGATGAAGGAGAAACGTGCGGCAGCTACCGAACTGCAAAGACTCCTTCCAACAATTTGCGAACTACTTGACATTGACATCAATGACAATGTGAAAATTTGGATTCACAAACACGGTGCATTGGATGCAGGTAGCTTCTATACGCAAAGAACCCAACAAATTTCCATATCTCTCGCTGAAATCGATTTCATCCTACCTCGCATAGATTTCTTTCAGGAACTTAGGCGTGAATTCGAAGGCTACAATGTCAATTGGCACGCCTTCACGTTGGCGCATGAGTTGGCGCATCATAGTCAACACACCAAGGGAATGCTTGGGAACGGCGCATTGTATGTGAGATGGTGGGGAAACTACTACAACATTATGGACTACGAACGGCACTACGACAAACCATGGGAAATTGACGCCAACGAACGCGCCAAGAAAGTCATCTGGGGGTTGATTGAGAGGGGGTTAATGTGAAAGTAGATTTTGTTTTTGAGAACGGAATTGGGTCTGACAATCCGAATGTCAAGAAAATGATGCGCGCAACACCTGCCATCTGTCGCATATTGAAAATTAAGGAACCGCCTAAACACATCCAATTCATCCCAAGACATTTTGGGTGGTTCGGCGGCTTCAATCCTGTCTCCAAAGAAATAATCATAAATGTCGGTGGTCTGGAAAGAGCACTTGTCAACAAGAACTGGCGCTATTGGGAACGACTAAAACATCAACTCAGTCCGTGGAAGCCTGATATTTTCATTCACACTCTGGCTCATGAATTTCAGCACCTGAAACAATCACAAGAAGGTAGACTTGTTTATTTGGGTGACGGAAGTTCCGCTGATTTCCTTTGGAAGGGTCAACCTTTGAACTACTTCACGGGTATCTATAACGGCAAGGTCAAAGGATACCAAAGATTGCCGTCTGAAATAGAAGCCAATCGAATGGCCAACTACGTTACCAAGGAGTTGCATCGGGAGAAGTATCTTTATCCTTAGGAAAAATGCATTTTCCATTGACATTGTTGACTAAATAGAATATAATTCGCGTTCGATTTTGCAGAATCGTCTAATGGTAGGATATCGGCCTTTGACCCCGTAAGATATTGGTTCGAATCCAATTTCTGCATCCAAAATTATTGCCTCGGTAGGTGGTTAAGGAGACCACGGAGTCTGTAAAACTCATGCCTTAATGGTCAGCAAGGATCGTTACCTTGACGGGGCACCAAATTTATCTTGAGAGATATGTGTAGCGTTAAGCAGTGAGGCACGCTGGTCAAGCGGAAGTAACCTGCAAGTTGACATATACTCTCTCGTATCAAGTTGTGGGCTAACTGGTAAGCCACCTCGTTTGGGGCGAGGGCATCATGGAGGTTCGACCCCTCTCAACTTGACCATTTTTCACACTGTAGCAAGAGGGAACTACATGTCCGACGTAAAAGACGCTTTCAAGATATGGTTGAGTTCTACCAAGGATTTGGCCACTAAAAGCTATCATGCGACCGCAGATACCGTCGCCAATATCATTTCGCCGCCGAAGCTGACTTCCGATGACAAGCTTGTTAGTGTCATTATGGACGCACGAAAATGCTCCAAGGAAGATGCCGAGAAAATTCTGGCTGACATGAAGTCAGCAAATACTGTATAATGGTTCCTTAGCTCAGTTGGTGAGAGCGTGCGATTGATAATCGTAATACATAGGTTCGACTCCTGTAGGAACTACCAGAGCCAACGTCGCCTATTTGGTTAAGGTGTCAGGTTGTGGACCTGAATAACTCAGTTCGATCCTGAGCGTTGGTTCCAAAATATAGATCAGTGACCGAGTGGCCGATGGTAGTTGACTTTTAATCTCCTGGCGAAAGCCCGCGTGGGTTCGAATCCCACCTGATCTTCAATTTTGAGGCAATACTCATGTATGCCATCCTTGCTTTCATCGTTATAACAATCGTTTTTCTTTGGGTATGTGAATGACAATGTGGGGAGTTGGTGATCGTGTTGTCTGTATCGACACGAGTCCATCAGGTTGTGAATTTATCGACGAAAACGGTTTCACAACAGATATCACAGAAGGCAGCGTATATGTAATTTCTTATTATCACCCCAGCGTAAGCGGAAACAACGACCGTGATATTGTGAGATTAGAAGAATTTGAACCATATCCATCGTATTGGAAACCGTCTCAAGGTCATTTCCGTTATCGCTTTCGCAAGGTCAAGGAAAGTAATATAGATATATTCCGTAAGATGTGTGAGAACGAACCTGCTTTGAACAAACTTGAAATTATGCGTAAGGAAATGCAGAAAACATGATGGACGGCAACCTGAATGGCGAAGGCGCGGCCTCTTAAACCGTAGTGAGCGGGTTCGATTCCCGCGCCGTCTACCACTTACAAGTTCATCTCGGGCGTTACTGACGCCCATTTTTTTCACCCTGGAGATACCCATGCCATTACATCTTGAAGTCCTTGATAACACCGAGCCATCACAACCAGACAATGAAGTCTGGACCTACTTGCTCAAGGACTGTGCCGACTACAGACTACCTTTCATCATCGAGAACAGTCATTCCGACCGTGAAGACCTTGAGGAATGGAATTGTTGGATTTTGGTCACGAAAGTCACGAAAGTAGTCGATAAGGCGCAATTTGACTGCGAATACGTGGTGCTCAAAGGAAAACACTTCGGCAAGGTGACAGTTTCAAAAACTTGCGTATGGAAATTTTGTAGAAATACACTACAAATCAGCAATAAGTTCCAAAAATAGTCTCGTTATTGTAATTTTATTGCGTTTTTATCGTTTTATGTCGATTTAGTCTTGACAAGGTTTTTTGAATTTTGTATAATAGCGTTGCTAAACGCTTTGATTTCCGCCAAGCCTTTAGTGATTGGCAATGTGGAGTGGTGATAAGTAATTCTACTTCATGTTTCATAACTAAATCAAAACCGCTCGGACGAAACGTAGTGAAGTCCGATGGGCTTTAGCCCAATAGTGATCCTTCCTTCAAGTGACTCTTAGAGTAACTCAAACAAACCCTTCGGGTTTGTCTCGGCTGCGCCTCGATGCGGCTTTGGATTAAGTTCTGATTCCTCTAACAAACACTCTAAATACCTCTGATGAACTCCCAAGCCCGGGGTTTAAGGCAAATTGCGTCCAGCTTCATGAAAGAACTTACTCTCGAAAAGATTCGCAACTTCATATCGAATGAACCTCTCGAATCTAAAATCTACATTGGTGTAGACTCTACAGTCCGAAAAAAACATGGCAAGTGGTTTGCCGATTATTATACGGTCGTCGTCATTCACAAGAATGGTTGCCATGGCTGCAAGATTTTTGGGGAAATCGACACAGAGCCCGATTACAGCGCCAACAAGAAGAAACCGACGTATCGCCTCATGCAAGAGGTGTATCGAGCAAGTGCTGCTTACTTAGAGATAGCGGATTGTGTCGGTGATAGACATTGCGAAATCCATTTGGATTTAAGTGAGGACAAACAAAACTTCTCAGCGATGGTAGTTGAACAAGCAATTGGTTATATCAAAGGGACATGTAATATAGTGCCACTCGTAAAACCTCGCGCACTAGCCGCCAGTTACTGCGCGGATCGTCTTGGTAGATGTTCAGATATGGTGAAAGCTGTTACGAAATAGATCGTGGTCTGAATAATCTTCCTTTTTTGAAACCAATAGGAAGCGATATTTCTGGATCATGTATATGATTAATTTCGCCATTATTTATCCAGATTTTTCCTTTAGGCGATGGTGGTTTCCAAGTAGTGAGTCGTCCTTTTACCCATCCTGATGGAATGGTTCCTTTAATTTTTCTACTGGCGTTGCCATCGTTTATCCAAAACCATCCAACTCCAGAATTTTTTGCGATACGTGAGTTACCCATTTTTATACGAGATTCTAAAGTGTGATACCGTTTCCACATTGGATTGTTAGAACCTTTATTATTTTTTCCAGTTGAGGAAATTCTTCGCATTTCTTTTAGTTGTTGCGCTTTTTCGACACCATAGATTTCTTCATAGGTTTTCCCTTTGACACTTGCGCCCGAACACACAAAACCAAATCTTGATGCTTTAGCTTTATTGAAAAATAGTGGTGGGTATCCACGTTGAAACGTTCGTGTAGTTTCATTTCATACGCTTGAGCATCTTTACGAGATTGGGACAATCTTACTATTTTCTTCTTGAAGAACTCTTTTCCGTAATTGGTTCCTGGCGAATTTTACAAGAACACTACTTGACCAGTAATATACATCATTCTCGGGAGCTATCTTGGAAGATCGAACGCCGTAGTAGTATTTTTCTTTGCTGTCAGGATGTATGCAGGTAATTCTGTAAACGTAGTGGAACATTTTTATTTTTCCCATTTAGATTTGAATCCAGATGGGTATTTAGACAAGGGAATTACAACTCCATGAGCAGAGTCATAGATGCTAAAGATGTGCAAAAATTCAAACGCGTTTGCGAGCAATATTGTAAAGATTGTCTTTTGACACCTGAGAAAGCGCGGGAAACTTTGGTGCGTTTGGGTATTCACAACCCCGATGGTTCACTTCATGAAAACTATAAATAAGCATAGGTAAACCTAACTAACGGAGTCTCCCTATGGAACAGAAATACTCTTTGGCGATCAAGCTTGGCGTAGCTGCGGCTGCGGCTGGCATCGCCATCTATCTGGGGCTCGACCCGACACCGTGGATCAAGAGCCTCCTTGGCTCAATTACCACACCTACGGTTCCGCTTGAGCCTTCATCCATGATTTCACTTTTCTACTAAGTTGATATGGATTATACTTTGCGTCCTGGTAGCTTTAGTCTATCTCGGCGCAAAGTAGTCTCGCCTCTTTAGCTGACATGGTTGTAGCGCTCGGTTGAAGCCCGAGAGAAGCAAGTTCGATTCTTTGCAAGAGGCACCAATTTTATGGGGGGAAGATGCGTCTTTACGAGCGCTGGATTGTCTTCGGCGCAGAACACCCAAATCTATTCTTCTTCATAACTCAATTCATGATGGCATGGGCCGTATCTTCCTTGATTATTTTCGGCGCTTTGTTTTTGTTTGCATCATGATAGGCTGAAAAATTACAAAAATTGCCCCTGTAGGCAAAACTCGGTAAAGCCGCTTGTTTCAAAAATAAGTGCATGTCGATTCGACTTCGACCAGGGGCACCAAAGGATTTGTTATGAAAAAATATTATCGCATCGTGCGCGACGATTGGTGTGGGTATGAAGTTCAGCGTTGGCGTTGGTGGTGGCCTTTTTGGATTCAATGTTGGTCCACGCGTGGACCAACCAATACTCATTCCAGTATTCAACAGGCCAAAGATTTCATTGATCGTCATTCGAGTAAGACCGACGGTGTTGTCGAAACTGTAACTATTGAAGGAAAAAAATAATATGGCCAAGCGAAAACCCAAGCCAATAGAAGATACCAAACCCGAGAATGTCGTTGAAGTAACGGTCGAGACCGATGCCGCCGATGTTGAATGGTTCGATACACACTTGTTGATTCCTGTGATGGCATTCAGCACCATGGCAGTGTTCCTATGGTATATGCATCCCGCCGTTTACACACAGGCTTACTGGCAATGGTTGTTCGATAATACCCCTCATTATGGTTGGCATGATCTAATGCCACTCGATAACTGGTCGGATTTCTGGAAGGTCTATAAATAAGCAACGATGCGGTGATAGTATAATGGAAGTATCAAAGTGTGCCACACTTTGGGCGGGGGATCGTTACCCCCTCACCGTTCCAATTTGAGACTATATAATGACACGTGAGACAAGTTGTGGTGATAAACAACGCTATCATAGTCGCAAGGATGCGCTTCGTTGCCAACATCGGCAAGCGAAGAAGTATCCGAGTATAATGGAATGTTGGGCCTATGAGTGCCCGTATTGCAAGAAATGGCACTTAGGGCATCCACCTGGATTTCAAGAACGGCGTCGAAAACTTTTGAAATTGGTAGGATTAAAATGACTATTCATTCCTCATTTCATAAAGGCTCTAAAATCCGCGTCATCCTGAACGATGGCACGGTCATCATCACGAAATTTATACGGAAGACGGAACAGAACGTTATCGTCACCGAGGCAGGCGAGTTTCGGAAGCGCGACCTGCGATCATGCAACTACTACAAGCCGCTTCCACACGAAATAAGCCCCTGTGGTCAAATTTAGGTAAAGGCGCTCCGCTTAGAACGGAGAGATTTTGCAGGTTCGATCCCTGTCAGGGGCACCACTTTTCAGAAGCTATATTACTTGAGAGATTGAATGACATTAATCCTGACTCTGATCGTTCTGCACTGGATCGGTGATTTCGTTTGTCAAACTGATTGGATGGCAACCAACAAAAGCAAAAACAATACGGCTCTGGCAGCGCATGTCGCGGCTTATACAGCCGTTTTCTTTGTGGCTCTGGTGCCGTTCTTCCCCTTCTCAAACCTTCTCTGCTATCTCGCTGCTAACGCGGCCCTACACTTCGCCGTTGATCACTTTTCAAGTCAGATTACGGCCCGTCTCTGGGCTAAGGGCGACCGTCACAACTTCTTTGTGGTGATCGGTGCCGACCAAACTATCCACTATTTCTGCTTGCTTTTAACTTTGGGGATTTTGTTTTGATGGATAATCGATTTGTATTCACCACAACTAACGGCGAAACGCTTGTAGTTTTTGCCTATCAGGTGGCCGCGTATATAGCGGTCAATAAGGACATCAGTGAAATATTTTTGGAAAATGGTCGGGCGTTTCTCGTTCGTTCGTCGGTAGCCGAAATAAACAAAGCCATTGACGATTGGCAGAATAATGCCAAGGCTATCGTCAATTACGAAATGCCTGACAATTGGTCGATTAAAAATTATTCGAAAAACTGAAAAAAGTAGTTGACTTTGAAGTTCTAATAAAGTAGAATACAAAAATTGAAAGGTTGGTTTCAGCAAAAAATTGCCTTTTCTTTTGGAGAAAAAAAGCAAAAGCCAACCTGATAACTTCTGTTTATGTCGGGGTAGTTTAATGAGAACGCGGGGGCTAAACCCTGAAATGAAAGTGAAACTCTTTCCCCTGACTCCACTAATTTTTGAATAGTTGCAGCAAATCAACGCTGGTATTCCAGCAATCGACCTTTAATCGATAGATAAAAAGCTATTCAGACAAAAATTTTGATCTAAGGATCATTCCAGCATATAACCTGCTCTATAAAGCAGTGACCCAGGTTCGATTCCTGGCAGACGCAGTGCGTCTGTAGTTTAGTGGTAGAACACTTAAAAATTGATCCTGTAAAAAACCACACATGGGGGAAATATATACAATGTTTACTGTGATAGATGTAATTCGTTCGATGAAGATCGAACCGACGCGTGAACTAACACTGGCAGTTGGCAATAGTGCGAGCAAGACATACCTTGATAAATTTGGCGTCCTTCCCGACAAGGAATTGCGTCGAAAGACCAAGGGATCGGGGACGCATTGCATCGCTGTCTATCCCACGGAATTCAGGGCGACCGTTCGTAAGATCGTGAAAACCAAGGCTGCCGCCTAATGGTTTCGGAAAGTGAATTGCTACGCGTCAATAGCGAGCGTCGAAAGAACGGTCTACCCGCTCTTTCCATGTTCGAAGCCAGACGAGTGCTCCAGCTTTCTAATATCGATGAAATGTATTGGGATCAGGAATTGGTCGATAAGATACTTTTCAATATCGTCATGAGTGAACTAATACCGAGTAATTACGATCCAACTCCCTCAGAGGTCGAATAGTGATGACTAAAGTGATGCCTGATTATGTCGAAGTCACCGATGTATTTCCATCGGCCAAACCTTCGAAGAAGATCGACAACTTTCTATATTCGGGAAAGGTTGTTGATATAAATTCGGATGATCTAACAAAATATGGACTCAATGCATTTGCTTCAATCAAAGTCGGGAGTAATGTTCTGATCGCCAAGTTATTCACCTACGTCGGGCCAGATGGTCCAAAATACTTCGTCCATCGCAACGCCATTGTGGCCACCTGGGTAGACGACTAAATACAGTTCTTGAATAATAGAATGATTTCTGCAACCAAGCAAAACAATCTTGTGTAAAAGAGCGTGGGCTTCGATTTCGCCACATTAATCCCGAAGTAGACAATCATTCTGACATACACGAATACAGGAATAGATACCGCAGCAAAACCTGAGCCCACAAGGCTCGTTCGTCCAGATGTAAGGAAACCTACGTGTATCGCCTTACAAGGGAGGGAGTTTCGGATTTGACCCTTCCTAAATCAACAACCTCAAACTTCGTCGCACGGCTATTCCGCCACTAATTATAGGCTTATTGCAGCAAAACAATCTGGTAGATACTTACTGAGGCAACTCAGTTGGTTATTCGGTTCGATCCCGAAACAGGCGCGAGCCTGGATCAAAGTAAGCCTGCTAAATTTTTCCGATTAAGATTTGTTTCAGCAAACAAATTGATTAGCTCATTGGTAGAGCATCTGTCATCAAAACAGAAGTCACTGGTTCAATTCCAGTATCAAAAAAAGCAAATCTGATATTACTATGGGGGGAATAATGAGTGTTAGAAATATTGATAGGTGATTGTCGCGAAGTATTGAAAGAATTTCCTGATAATCACTTCAATATGTGCGTAACGTCTCCTCCTTATTTTGGACTACGTGACTACGGAAATTCAAAACAAATTGGATTGGAACAAACACCTCAAGAATATACAGCACAGCTTGTTAGTGTTTTTCGAGAAGTGAAGCGTGTCCTGAGGGATGATGGTACCTTATGGCTTAATCTCGGAGATAGTTATGCAGGTAGCGGTAAAGGCGGCAACCCTCCTAACAGTATTCATCAAAAGCAAAAAACAAATGCAGGAAGTGTATCTGTTCAACATCGCGCAACGCCAGTATTTGAAGGCTTAAAACCTAAAGACCTTATCGGCATTCCTTGGCGAGTAGCCTTTGCGTTGCAAGCTGATGGTTGGTATCTTCGCCAAGACATTATCTGGCACAAGCCAAATCCGATGCCTGAGTCAGTGTGTGATCGATGCACGAAAGCACACGAATATATTTTCCTACTATCGAAATCTCCCAAGTATTATTACGATTTCGAAGCTGTCAAAGAACCTGCCGTATCTCCAATCCAATCACGAAAAAGAGCAAATGGCATAAGCACCGAAGCTCAAGGAAAACGTGACGGAAATGGAAATGTGACTGCTAATTGCGGCGTATCGGAAACGCGCAATAAACGTTCCGTCTGGAGCGTTACTACAAAGCCTTTCAAGGGCGCACACTTTGCTACCTTTCCACCCACTCTAATCGAACCTTGCATCTTAGCGGGGTGTCCTCAGGGCGGTATAGTTCTTGATCCCTTCGGAGGGGCAGGAACTACAGGGCTCGTAGCTCAAAACTTAAATCGAAATTCAGTTCTTATCGAATTGAATACTGAATACGCTGATATCGCAAAACAACGTATTCCGTCAGAATTACCAATTTAGACTAATTTCAGCACACAAAAAAACAGTTGGTTCGAATCCGACATTCCCCGCCTTTATGGGGAATAGCCCGTTGGGGGCAATTTATTAGTCAGTAAGAGAATTATTTCAGCTTTCAAATCGTCACTGACATGCAGGCACGACTGGCCTGCAATAATTCTGTAACAAAAAAGGAGTGATAATATGAACAAGTTTGTCAATTCAGTAGCTAACCAAACACAAGTTGGTTCTACTTTCAATGGCGCAGCGACATTTGCCAATTCAGGTAGTCATGTCTTGAATTTGTTTAAAGCTACAGGACAGCGCGGTGCTGATCTGTCGAAGGAATTCGACTTAGCTGCATCCGAAAACAAGAATCTCGCCCTGCGCACACTTCTTTGGGCGCGCGACATCCGTGGCGGCGCTGGCGAACGTGAAGTCGCCCGCAAGATTCTTCTCCACATGGAAAAGAACCACACCGACGAACTGTTCGCGATCCTTCCGCACTGGCCTGAGTATGGCCGTTGGGATGACGGTTATGTTCTTGAAACTGAAATCGCTCGTATTCGGTGGTTTCAAGTTGTCAAGGAAGCGTTGGAAGCCAAGAACGGTTTGTGTGCAAAATGGGCACCTCGCAAGGGTAAGGATGCCGTTGCACTCCGCAACTTCCTTGGCTGGTCGCCTAAGCGTTATCGCAAGACCCTGGTCACTTTGACAAAGGTTGTCGAAACGTCAATGTGCGCCCGTGAGTGGAAGGGCATCACCTACGATCACGTTCCTTCGGTTGCTGCGGCCCGCTATCAAAAGGCGTTCTTCAAGCACGATCCCGAAGGCTACAAGGCTTATCGTGACGGCTTGGTGAAGATCAATCCTGAAACGGGTAAGACCGAGCGCAAGATCAATGCTGGTGCTGTGTTCCCTTACGATGTGTTAAAGTCGTTACGCAATGGCGATCCAACGGTTGCCGACGCACAATGGGAAGCCTTGCCGAACTTGCTTGGTGACAACAAAATCCTGCCATTCATTGACCTATCAAGCTCGATGAGTTCATGGGGTTATTACGGCCAAGCGCATGGCAACAACAAGTCAACTGTGACGCCTATGGATATCGCAATCTCGATTGGTTGCTACACGGCAGGTAAGCAAACGGGCGACTTCGCTGGTATGTGGATGGGCTTCTCAAGCCGCCCTCGCATGAACCAAATGACTGGACCGCTTACGTTGTCCAACATGATCAATCAACTCGATTTCAGTGATGCCTATGGTTCAACGAACATCGAGGCTGCATTTGATCTTGTGCTGTCTCACGCGCTCCGTCACAATGTTCCGCAGTCAGACATGCCGAAGATGATTCTGGTTGTGTCGGATATGGAGTTTGACTCGCAACGCGCGGGCCTATCCGACTTCGCCTATGCCAATGCCAAGTCGAAGTTTGCGGCGCACCACTACGATTTGCCGAAGGTTGTCTTCTGGCATGTCAATGGTCGCGCCGACAATTCCCCTGTCAAGGCTGACCAACTTGGCGCGGCTATGGTGTCGGGTTTCTCTCCCGCGATCTTCAAGTCAATCTTGTCAGATAAGTTGGAAGACTTCTCGCCATACAACGTGATGTTGGAAACTTTGTCGGTGTCCCGATATGATATTGAAGGAGTCACTGCCTAAAGGTTATGCGATCTTTTAGGTAGTTTGAAGGATAGACCGATCACAAGTCGGTCTATCCTTTTTTATTTGTTCGATAATAAAAAAGGATAGGGGTGGAACTGTGGACCACCCCTATCCTCGACTAATCAACGATACACAGCAACTAACACGCATCATCCTGTGAACCAACGGACGGCGTGCGAATCCGTCTATTAACTCAACTCATAAATCAGGTCAACGGTCAAACACTCCGCAACGCGCCAAAACAGGCGTGATCAGATTCACAATTCCTATCAGGGTTGCAATGATAATAAACAAAAGCAACCATAAGGGCCACGCAATCGCAGCCGTCAGAATCTGCTTTAATGATTTATCTTCCCCAAATTCGGTATGTTGTAACGCGACGGTCAGCCCGCCCGCGATGGCCACCCAGATTAGGAACAATGCGAACATTCGGAACCTCCCTAAAAGAAAATGCCCCACGGAAGACGGGGGGTCCTTCCGTGGGGCGCAGAGCGCTCATACTCCACGGGGGGACGTGGATAGTGCGCTTCATGATTGAGGGGAAAACGGACGCTGCATAAGAACGCGATCCCCCCAACCGAAGGAGACCATCGCACAGCGATCTGAATGCTGTCAAGAGAAAAAAGACAGGATAGGCTGCGTGAAGACCTATCCTGTTTTAAGTTCACAGACACATGCGTAAAGTAATTACGCATTTGAAATATAACTTATCGCCAACATCTTGTCAACCAAAGAAAAATGGCTGCACCCCATCTCACAAGGATACAGCCATTTTCAGTCGGAGTAACAAGAGAGCACGCACAACCATGTCCGAAATAATCACGCGTGCAACCCAAATCATATGTTCCTTGCGACAATATGTCAACCACGAATTTTACGAATCACCGACAACGGCATGTGGACTTCGGCATAGCTAATGGTCAATGGATCGAAAAGTCGTTCACCAAATTTAATCACGCAAGCTTGAGGCGTGAATTCCAACAATCGCCACGATTTGAATCTGTAGAACGTCGCGTTTGGAGCTTTACGCACAATGTTAGTAATCAGCCGTAAGTAATCGGCGTTGGTTACACATTCTCTTTCCAACTGCCGCCATTTTTGGGTGTCGTAGCCATAGACTTCATGCGCCCGCTTGTTCCCATAATTGATCATTTTGCGACATTCCTGCACCAGTCCAGGGTCGGCATCATTGAAATCAAATTTTACTTCTTGCGGAACCTTTTCGCTCGCCATATCGTTTGGCATCGTTTAACCTCATTTCAGTTTTCGACAGTTACCACGGGGGGAAGACAAGCGCGACAATCCTGGTGGAATCATTCGCCGCTTCGTCGCGCTTGTCTTTTGGTTTTCCTAGACTGAGTAATTTTGGCCTCCGACACGCTATGCACCCAAAATTACTTGGGAAACTGGAGGGGGATTTACGGTTGTGCGTCGTCCCCCTCATTTTTCAAGGGAAGGCTATCGTGCTTGTTTGGTTTTCGCAATAGCCGTTGGTATTTGGATAGGCGCTTTTTTTGTCTATGCAGCAACAATGGCCATGCAATAGGAGTCGGGGCATAAAGGGATCACAGGTGGGCGCTCGCCTTCTCACCTTCCTGGTTCGCGCGCTTCAGGTCGCTGCCGTAAGGCGCTGCGATGGTCCCGACTCCTAACATCTAAATATTCATTCAGAATTGCTACCTTAGCCAAGCGGACGACGGCACTTGATTTGTAATCAAGTATACAAACATCGGGGGTTCGAATCCCTCAGGTAGCTCCATTATCCCAACACAATTCGCATTCATTTCATACGTCGCTTAAACATACGGGAGAGTAGGGAAATGATCGATAATATCATCGAAAAAATTGGCGTTGATGTAATGGTGCAATCACTGATCCTCAAAGGTCAGGGGCTGCACAGCGAACAGGCTGATAAAAATACGGATGGCGAATTGGCCCGTGCCGCCGCCGCGTATGCTCTTGGTGCGAAAGAAATCCAAATTCCACTCGGCCCTAACACGACAATCAATCATCGGCTGTTCCCATTTGCCGACCACGTTTTCAAACCGAGTTCCTATCGCGACGACCTAATTCAGGCGTGCGCGCTCCTGATGCATGAGGTGGCGCGCATTGATCGGTATAATCAGGCCATGGCCAACCAGCCGATCACTGACGACGACAGTCTGCCACAAATTTTCCAGGGTATGGTAAGCGGCACGATGCCCGCTGGCACCGACTTCTCCAATCCTTCCCCGCCAATGCCTATGGCGGCCAAAGACGTTCCACCACCACTCAAGGAAGCCGTTGCGGCTCGCCGTGCCTCGCAAACGGTTCAGGATAAGATCATCATTCTGAAAGATCGGACGGCAAAAAAAGCCAAAGTAGTCCAGCGGAATTTGCGACACAACTTACACTCATTCTGGGCAGTGGCATTTGCCTAAACAATGATCAGAAGGCGGGATAACTTCCCGCCTTTTTTCTTGTCAAAACATATCTGTAACCGAGGTGCATCGTCCCTACACTGAATTTCTTGTTAACTACATTTTTGGGGTTTATCAGTGGCGTAATTATCCTATACCTTTCTGGCCAATTTTTCGAACGCCATCGGGGTTTGCCACAATGCGCTACCTAAGAGATTTTCCACTCATCACCGCCCTCATTCTCCACGCCCGCGCGACGACCGTGCCGATACCGAATGTTGAGCAATGTCGTGCTCTTACGCGCCGTAAAATACCTGACCATCTAATCCCGCAGTTCACAGCCACCGAACATTACTTGGCGCGCCAGACTTCCGCGCATGAGATTTCAATCTTCTACAGGCAAGTTCTGGAAGGCAAAATTAGTATTCCGTTAGAGCATGAAACCGTCGTCGCGTATGCGGCTGGTAGTAGGTGACTCTATCTAAGTCCATGAAATAGTTTTGAAAAAAAAACATTGATTTTTTTCAACTTTCGGACCATATATCAGGGCGAGAGAAGGGATTTTTGATGCCTTTTTTCAAAATCAAACTTCAAAGGAGCAAATTGGAATGAAAACATCAGTTGCACTAACCAGACTGATTAACGTTGCGTCGAAGCCGAACGCCGCGCCGCAAGCCCTCGCGGCTGCTGCCCTTCAGACGATCACCAAAGTTCTGGAAGGCCGCCCGAATGGTCAACAGGCACTCTCAATCCTGCGCAACAAGTTTATGCGCCAGGGTCTCGATGCACTCGACGGTGTTCCTATCAAACGTAGTTACACCAAGCGGGCGGTTTCTACATCAACCGCTGTCAAAGCCACGGCACCGAAGCGAGTCATGTCAGAGGAAGCTCGTGAGAGAATTTCGAAAGCTATGACGAAGCGCTGGCGGGAACGTCGCCGCGAGGAAGCCGCAGATGGCACTTCGGCCAAGAAAGCTAAGACGCACAAGGTAAATCGGAAACCTTCGACAAATGTTAATGGAGTCCCGCAAGTGACTCATTCTGCCGAACAGTCGAACGCCTAAAGCGATTTAGTGTTAACCTACCGAAAGTGAGAGGTGTGGCGGAAATGCCCCCTCTCATTTTTGTTCCATAAATACCTGAGGAAATATTCTGTTATGTGACGGGGGTGCATTTATGTCACTTGACCATCTCGCCGTTTATGGATATATTAAGGCATCCTTAGACCATTGTAGCCAAACACTAATTAGCTACTATGGGAAGACGGATGTTCCGTTTGATGATAAGGACCCCTTCTACTTGAAGGGTCAGTTCGATGCACTGACGGCACTATTACAACACCTAGACACTTCAAGCCAATTTAGCTCAGATGGTAGAGCACTCGACCAGTAATCGAGTGGCCGAGGGTTCGAATCCTTCAATTGGCACCATTCGGGGGGATGCCTATGGCTTCTGCAATTATCGAAGAAGATTTTATTGCGGTTGATGTATGGGGAGGAAATGAGGGGACAGAGCACCTTGCAAGATACGTCCGCCCCCTCTCGCGAGCCTTAGAACTCATTGCGAGAGAACTAAAGGCAGGCTACCAAGTCAATGTTTTGAACAATGCCGAAGCGGGTCATGCGATTTCGACAAGCTTCGATAGACGTTCGTTGAATTAAAAGGAACTGCGGGAGGTCAGTAGGTTTTCCCTCTGACCTCTCATTCACTTTCCCCTTGTAATTCGGCAAAAGTTAGGCTATAATTCGTGGAATTAAACGGGGATTTTTATTTTAATGTTGGATACACCGTTTTACGACGACGAAACCCGTCTGTCTGTTGTTGCACCCGCCGCCCGATTTGACTGGTGGCGTAACAATGTGTTACGACGTGTTGCAGAACGTGATTCGAACATTGCGGACTTTCGTCGCCAGCAAGCAATGAAGGCGGCCATGAAATATGCGAGAGCATTTCGAAATATGAAAGCCTGTGCCAGAAGTTAGCGCTTGTAACCCTCCTGAATACGAATCAGGACAAAGGTAATTGGAAGGAAGATACGGGTTCGAATCCTGTCAAGCGCTCCAAAAATCTTCGAGGGGTTTATGAACACTACCTTTACGCTCGAAACTCTGCTAAAGCTCACGTTATCAGTTCTTGATGACAAAGGGCCATCCCATGAAATCCGACAAACCGATACCCCTTGCCTGGGGCAAGGCGCTCACAATCGAAGAACAAAACGCTGTGAGAACCCTTCGCGGGCTCGGCTGCAACTGCGATTACCCTCAACTGGCATTCGAGCGCGGTAAACCACTGTGCGTTTGCTTTAGTTGTGGCACCGTTGCCGATCTTACTGTATCCTTTGGGGAGAACCAAAGCAAAACAAAGGATACAGATCATGAGACAGAACCAATCCTCGTTGGTGGCGGCGCATAAGGTGTTGGGTTCGACTTTTCCCGACTATCGCAAGATGGCACGGGGATGGTCGAACATCAGTGATGACGGGCTCGTTGTTCTGTCGTGCTGGGCACACCAGTTTCACCTGAACAACGATCTTGGCATCTACTATACGAATGTCCCCATCATTCCCGAGAGCGCGGACTGGCACGCCTTACCGCAAAACAAGAAGCGCATTGCGCACCTGAAATATGCGGTGGAGAAATGCAACAGATTAGTAAAAGTTGTCGTCGTCACGGCGCGCGATCTTAGCAATTTGAAGGGCACCAAAACTTACACTGCCCGACCAGACATGTTAATGTATATCACCCAATTTGATGACGTGACAGGCGAGTTTACCGCCGTCGTTGTGAAGCAAGAAATGGACGTTCCTCTCGATTGGCTGCATAATCCTCTCGACAAAGCCGCCGCCAAGGCCGCATGAAACTCTACGACTCGCTCTGGATTGATGACTTGAGGCCCGCCCCCGATGGCTGGCTCTGGGCGAAATGCTCAGGTGATGCGATAGCGATATTGTCTTCACCTGAGTATAACATCCGTGTAATTTCCTTCGATCATGACCTGGGTGGTGACGACACCGCCATGCCCGTTGCCAAGCACATCGAGGCGTGCGCCTTCGTCGGCGCTGGCGACCGTATCGCTTGGCACATCCATTCCGCCAACCCTGTCGGACGTGCCAATCTCGCCGCAGCGATGCACTCTTGCGAACGCTTCTGGGATCAGCATAATAAATAGGGTCTGATACGGCATAACGCCGAGGTGGGGAATCCCTTTCGTGCTCCTTTGAAGATTGTGATGACTACCTGAGAGGGGCTATTGATGCTCGCTCTCTATCAGACACTTTCTTCCTTTAGACATGGTTGTCAACCTCAGGACGGCTCGCGGGTAGTGTCTCGCGGCCATGTCTATTAGCTCCCTTAGCTATCTGAGAAAGCATCGGTTTTACATACCGAGAAGGTAGGTTTGATTCCTACAGGGAGCACCACTCTTTACATTTTCAAAAAAATAGACTATAATTTGAAAATTGGGGGATTTTTCAAATGGACTATATCGCAGCTTTTACTTTGATCATTATAGCTATCAATATAGCTTTCAGTTTTATCGAAGAAAACACACCCGCCCTTTTAGGTTGGATGGCAGCTTTTTTTTCGCTCTCCTAACATTCATTCAGCACATCCAATAGTAATGACAAAAAACATCTGGTTTATTTCGGACACCCATCTGAACCATGCAAACATTCTGACTTTCTCTGACGCCTACGGTGAAAAAATCCGCCAAGGGTTCGACTCCGTAGAGCACATGAATGAAATCATCATCGATAACTGGAACAAGACAGTCAAGCCTGGGGATAAAGTTTATCATCTTGGAGATGTAGCCTTCGGACCAAAGCAAGACTGGCCGAAACTTTTTTCGAGACTACAGGGCCGCCTGCGCCTGATCTATGGCAATCATGATCATACTAATCCCGATCTTTATAGACCATACTTCGAGAAGTTCATGAGTTGGCGGCAATTCAAGGACATGCCAATTCCATTCATTTGCTGTCACTACGTTTTACACGAAGACGCTTTGTTTGGGCGCGACACAGTATTCAATGTGCATGGTCATATTCACGACCGCGTAGTTATGCGTCCAAATTCTCAACAACCTGATGTAAGATATTTCAACGTTTGTGTTGAGAAGATCAATTACACTCCAATTCATATGGATGAACTACAAACCAGGATGAAGAACCATGGGTAAACCAATTCTCACCAAACACGATCAAGAAAATATTGGTATAGGAGTGATCTTTGTCACTTTGCTTCTTGCACTTGGAACTTTCTTGCTTTGCACAGGAAGTTTCGCAATCGGTGTGGCTCTCGGGATTGGTATTCTATCAATTATTCCGTGGGGGTTCATCATGGTCATTATGACTGCTTTTCTTTATTCAGGATATCATTGGCAATGACAGACGACTATCGCTACTACCAGGACTCGAACGGCAAGTGGACCGTTCAACTAAGAAGCCAAGAGAAATACGTCGGCGGAACAACGTATTGGTATGATCTTCCCACTCAATTAGACACCGAAGAAGATGCCATTGCCCAAATCAAACGCCTTCGACAAGCGGACACTTTTACCCCAGTCTACAAATACGTGAGGGATTAATCATGGAAATTCGTGAATTGAAAGAAACCTGGACCAAGGAAGAAATGGCCGATAATCGCCGCGCCTGGATTGAACTCCTGCGTTCGGGTGAACTCAAACAGGGCAAAGGCCGTCTCTATAATCGAGAAAAGGACTGCTACTGTGTCTGGGGGACCGCTTGCAAAATGTTCGGGGATACATTCAATCTCCGCAAAGAAGTATGTGATATTCCAGTCAGCGATCTTGTTGATGAAGACAATATGGAAGATACAAAGGTCCCGCCGTTGCGCGTGATGCAGGCCGTTGGTCTTTTGGATGACGAAGTAGATATCGTCGCTCCGTGGTCGGACACACAAGATATTCTATACAATCTCTGGTGCATGAATGACGATGGCAAATCATTCGACGAACTTGCCGACATCATTGAAGCCAATAAATTTACTAAGAGTGAAATTTGAATATCAAAATTAAGTATATAAGCGATTTACACCTTGAGTTTTCATCGTTTCCTACTGCACCCGATGAACTTGATCCACACCCTGACGAAATCCTTCTGGTAGCAGGAGACACGACCCTTGCTGTTACTCTCCAGGAAAAAAGGACGGATGGGCTCGGGCGACAAATGCAGAGACGCTTCGAACAATTTCTTGAAGGCGTCAAGGACTTCAAAGAAGTCTACATGATCCCTGGTAATCACGAAGCTTACATGGGGGGAGATGTTGCCAGTAACTGTGGCTGGGTCAATGACTTCATTGATCGCAAAGGTTTCACCAATGTTCGAATGGTGGACCGTGCCCGTCTCCCCCTCGATGGGAAGACTGATCTACTGGCGACGACCTTGTGGACGAATATGGACAATCGCAATCCTCTGGTGCTCGAATATGTGCAGAACGGTATGAATGATTTCCGTGTCTGCTACTACAAGGGGATGCCGTTCACGACGACGGATGCTGCCGATATTTTCGATGAAAGTTTGGCGTGGTTGAAAGAACAGTTATTGGACACGTCCAAGAATTATGTAGTAATGACACACCATCTGCCGACATTCGCGGGCATCGATCCAAGGTTCAAGGGTGATACTCTGAACTTTGGTTATGCGTCAAATCTTGATGATTTCATCATGATGCATCCACATATCACTCATTGGGTCTTTGGGCATACCCATTACAACGTCGATTTCATGGTAGAAAACATCCGACTGATAAGCAATTGTCGGGGCTATCCGCCTGGGGGATACGACGGTCGTCATGACAACTGGACAGGCTATAAATGTCGTTCTTTCGAAATCTAATACCGATACTATTCTTCTATGAAGATGGTTGGTCGCTTGTTTGGCTCGGCTTATTGTTCAGTTACTATGATCGCCGTTGTCCAATGAACTCGACACGCAAACGACCACTCTCACTTTCCAAAATCTCAGTCAAAGAAACAGGAAGGTTCGTATGGCACTTCGGTTGGTATCTCTGATATTCGCTTTCGTATTTTCAACACACGCGATGGCCTTTGAACGGCCATCCGACATCATCAAATTTCGATCAGACGTTTCTCAGATTATTCGAGATAGTTGCGTCGCCAAGCATCTCGCAGAAGCTGGCATCAAGATTGATACTGCTCTTGACTCTGCTGAAATGCACCAGCGCTGGCCAGACTATACCTATGCATTTGATGACATGTTCGAAGACCCGACTGGCTACTTGATCACGCTAAAATTCTCTTTTCGAGAACATGAAATGCGTCCGATCACTGTCATCCGAACACCCAAAGAGACGACTTTTCAAGATGAGGGACTTAAATGATTTTCACCGAAGAAGAACAGGCTGCATTTACCGCCTATACCAATGGTCTCGATGCACTCCCTGAATTGATGGTTCTATTGCCTCCAGATTTCCTTAAATTGTTGGAAAATGTGAGACAGGAACGATGGGACGATTTCACTGAGGAAGACTTCGAATACTTCTTGGCCTTCTCTCAATATATCCATGAGTTAGCTATTGACGAATTAAGTCGTCGCGGCGTTTTCCTTTCCGAAGCAACAACCACCAAACACTAAATAGGTGGACAAACAAAAATTTTTGGAGTATAATACATGTCATTTGGAACTTGGGTTCAGAATGTCGAGAACCAAGTCATCGCTCTGTTTACAGCAGAAGATCAAGCGCTAATAGAATTTTTCGGCCCGCTGATGGCGCAAGTCAAGGCAGTCGCTTTAGAGCTTGGTAAGGAAGACTTGCAAGCGGGTTTGGAAGTTATCAAAACTGCCGCCATACAGTCTGTTGTCGCAGCGGCAGCGGCTCCCGAGTCAGATCGCGTCAAGGTGGCCGAAACGACGTTCCTGGCGGTTGGTGCAACAGAAGGCATCAAGGCCATTCATAATGCCGAAGCTGGCGCTATCAAGGCTGCTGTCGCCATTGTGCAGACACAGGCTGCGAATGCCGCCGCTGCAAATCTGGTATCGAATACGACTGCCACGGCAATTGCGACTGGGGCTTCTACGGTTGGCGATCTTGTTCAGAAGCAATTGGGCGGCTAAACAACGAAATTGAGGTGATGGCGGATTGGTTTACGCAACAGGCTGCAACCCTGTTTAGGTCGGTTCGATTCCGACTCACCTCTCAATAAAAGCATACAAGGTCTTCGAGGTAGAATTACCAAGATAAAGGGCCACTCAAAATCCATGGCGTCCTAGGCTACGTGTATGTGAGAGTGGATATATACACTTGTATGCCTCTTATCAACGCCCTGATTGAGACACTACAGCAGATCAGGGACGGGGGCAACACCGTGTAGTGTACGTGGCCAAGTAAGGGTTTGATAGACTACTTAAACTTGCTTGGTGCCCCACCTAATACTCTGCGTGACGTTCTTGGCGAAGAACTGTTCGGGTAGATAGCGCAGAGACTGAGGGTATCTTTTACACACGACGCGTAAGGATCAGCTACGGCGAATACCCAAACAAAATTACTGTATGACGCTTTTGAAATAATACGGACATGACACGAGTGCAAATCTCGTCTGGTCCACCAAAAGCGCATGAACTTCGGTTAATCGCGAAGTAAGCTTATAACTGACAGGATTAACACTATAAGCAATTCATGCGTTTCTGATGGGCCAGAATAGGATCGAATGACGTTAAAAGAGAAGAAGACAGTAGCCGATCTAAGCTGGCTTAACGCGAAGACAAAAAACAGAAGCAAACGATAATTTTGCTCTTGAGGATATGGCACTCGCTGCCTAATGCTCTGGGTTGGAACGCCACCTCGAAACAGAAGCTGCGTTCATATTCAATTTCAAACTGGAACTTAAACATGGCTGAAAAGAAAATAATTGATACTACCAAACCAGAAGGCCAAGTCGTCGCCATTCCAGGCAATCGCGAGGTGACGGATGCAACTGTCACGCACACCCCTATCGAAGATGTTGTACTTCCTCCCCCTGGGGCTGGCGAACTCTCTGCGATTGCAAACACTACGCCTCCCCCTATCCCCAACAATATCACTGTAACTGTGCCGACCAAAGAGGAAGCCCGCGCCATCGAAGCCGCAGTGGTTTCTACTCCTACAAAGACTGTCCAAGTTCAGTCTCGCATGACCAGTATCATGCATACTTTCGCTGCAACCGCTTTCGCAGCATTTCTGGCGTATCAGGCGGCAACAGTGAGCACCACAAAAAAATTAGTCCCCCAGATACAAAACCAAATTTCCCAGACACAAGTTCTCGCCACGCAAGTCAAACAAGCGACTCAAGCGAGGGAGGTGGCCGAAGCAAAAGCTGACAAGCTCGAAGCTCAGGTCCCGACCTTTCCTACCATCGAGTCAATTAAGAAATTTTATTTCCTTCTCAAAAACCCCGATGGATCGTATGAGCTTCGCACAGGGGGTTCCGTTGGCTGGCGCTACAATAACCCAGGGAAACTCCTCTACGACAACTTTGCGAAGACACACAAGGCGATTGGTCAGGACGGAAACTTGGCCATATTCGCAAGCTATGATGACGGAATGGCAGCTTTGGAAGCATACCTTTTTCAATCTGACTTCGGATACAAGGACAAGACCGTCGAGGAAGCGATCAAGAAATATGCACCATCGAAGGACGGTTATAACCCGACACGCTACCTCGCATACGTCCTGGCGCACACCAAGGTAAAGGCCAATACGATACTCTCTACAATGAATGCAGACGACCGCACAGACTTCCTGACGGCGCTCCGTGACTACGATCATTGGGTAGTCGGTAATGACACTACCTACGCCAGTGAAGCCGAACTGAAAGCCAGACAAGGACATTAATGCCTACTAACGAAGACGACAAAGACATAATCCCCTCAACACGCGGTCTCGATATCGAACTCGAAGTCGCCAACACAAAGATTGAGGTTTCGACTACTAAATCTCCAATCGATACGCCAGCACCAGTTGCTAAGCCCGTAGAGCCACCCAAGCCTATTGCTCCAATCCCGACTATGTGGAAAGAGGGCGATCCAGTGCGCATTTCAAAAATACTGGATTCTGGCCCTGGGTGGCTCAAAGTTTCAAGTGAGCATGGCTCCTTCAAACTCCACGGCGGCACAATCTCGTGGCGTAACAATAATCCTGGTAATATTGTCTATGGCACCTTCGCGGCGGCTAACAAGTCTGTCGGCAAGGACTATAAGCACTTTGCAGTCTTCCCGACTTACGAAGATGGACATAATGCCCAAAAAGAGCTTCTATTTTCACCCGATTCAGTGTATTATAACCTTTCTCTATTGGATGCCGTCCGCCGTTATGCGCCTTCTGACGACGGCAACAACCCCAAGGAATACGCCAACTTCGTTTCGCGTAAGGCTGGGGTTGATAAAGACACCCCCCTCTACAAACTGACATCTGATCAACAAGACGCCGTTATTCTGGCTATGAGACAGATGGAAGGCTTTAAGCAAGGAACCATAGAAAAACTATAATGACTCAAATTATAACATCGGAAAAATTCGAAATCCCCGAAGGGATGAAAAGCCTCGTCGTTGAAGTCTATAATAAGGACGGCACATACGTTACTTCCTATACAATCACCAATTATTTGGAATTTGAAGTAGGGCAGACACTGAAGGTGATTGCTGTAAAATAATGTTAGACCTTCTTTCACTTCACGATTCGATTGAGGAAATCGTTCAAGACTCTGGCACTGATTATATCGACGCCATTCTCCACTTCTGCACCATGAATGATCTTGAGATTGAAACAGTCGGGGCCATCATCGCCAAAGACCTGAATTTGGTTTCCAAGATTCAAACAGAAGCCGAAGAACTACACTTTCTTCCCCGTCAGGACCAACTCCCTATCTAAAGGAGTCTCATGCTTCCCTATGAGACATTTAAGTTATACCGAGCCTTAAAATTTCATTTTTATTCTGATTATGATTACTTTGCCGCGAAGGGGCGCATCAAGAACGCGTCTCCCAAGGCTTATGAAGCGAGTCCTGAAAGATATTGGGCTGAGCGTCTGACCAAGAAATGGGAAAGCAAGACGCCGAATTTTCTTCTCGCAAATCTATCCGAAGACAAACTTCATATCACGGCTCTGGTCAATGATGAAAGTTGCGACCGTCGTTATAGACAATGGGCCAGTCGTCGCAATGCCCGCGCTTATCATCTCAAGAATGTCATGAAGCACCTTGGGGATCAAGAAGACGAATGCATTTGCGATAACTCGACACTACCTAAGCTCTACCATCGTTACATCCAAGGCGACATAGACAAGGATAGCATGGCAATTATCATGCGCCTTACCAATTGCATGGAAGATTGGAATGAGCAAATGAAAGACAATCCTTACTGGAATAATAGGAAGGATAAACTTGTGAAATATCTCCCATTTATACCCGTCAAATCAAATTTTGTAACAATTTTAGTTGACAAAGGATGGGAAGTTTGCTATAATAGCAACGGTTTGGTCAAACACGATCAACCCCCAAAAACAACCAAAAACGTCTAAAAGGAACAAATACACTTGTCATTACGCGAACTAAAACTAAACAGACAACAAACACTCACCAAAATCGAAGACGACTTTAAGAAGCAAATGCAACGCGGCGAAGGTTACGAAGACGACCGTTTCTGGCGTCCTAAAACCGATGCAGTTGGCGACAGCCTCAACACCATTCGCTTCCTTCCTGCCCCTGATGGGGAACCTTCTATCGTTCGAGTCTATCGTCACGCTTTCCAGGGACCAACTGGCAAGTGGTATATCGAGAACTGCCTTTCGACGCTCAATCGCAAAGACCCTGTGAACGAACTCAACCGACGCGCTTGCGCTGGTTTGAAGTGGGAAGAAGTTCCCAAACCCGTCAAGGATAAGGTCAGCGCCCGTAAGCGCAAGACTGAATACATTTCCAACATTCTGGTCATTGACGACCAAATCAACCCCGACAACAACGGTAAGGTCATGTTGTTCCGCTATGGACCGCAAATTCATGGCATCATCAACGAAAAGATGTTCCCGAAGTATGAAAGTGAAGAACGGATTAACCCGTTTGATCTTTGGGGACCTGATGCCGATGGTGTCGGCGGCGGCGCGAATTTCAAGGTCCGCGTTTATATGAAGGGTAATGCGGGTTCGGCTAAGAAATTCCCGAGCTATGACAAATCCTACTTCACAGACCGCAAGGCTCTGTCAGATGACGATCAAGCTCTGGAACAAATCTATAGCCAGTGCTACTCGCTTCTGCAATTCACTGCCGACGATCAGTTCAAATCCTACGAAGAATTGGAAGCCAAGCTTCTGGACGTTCTGGGCGAGGACACAGGTTCATCGCATGATGATGAATCCGAGTATGATGAAGTCGAAGCACCAAGCGCCAAGGAAGCCAAACCTGCCTGGGATGACGCCGACGACGAAATCAACGAAGATTTCTTCAACGACGTAGAGCAAGACTAAAACCTTTTCCCTTTGCGAAAAGAGCCCTCGTTACCTCACGGTAGCGGGGGTTTTTCGTTGACTTTTCCGAGGCTTACAAGATTCCTATTTTTTCATCATGAAAATACTTGACAGTCAGATATGTCTAACTTATGTATGGATCACTGGCGGATAAGACGAGACACCGAGACTGGTAATTCGGGGCACGCACCGCCAAAAAGAACACTGAGAAGAAAGAGACAGAGACTACCGTAGGAACCGCGTCAAGGCACAAACGGTCAGGGTGAAAATCCCTCATAGGTCCATGACTCTTATTTTTTCAACAAAGGAAATTCATTAAAGGCACGCCCCTGAAATTCAAGGTTTGAAGGAAGGTCATGAAAATTATCCGAAAAGATGGACGGGGTTTCGAATTTGACATTGCGTCTTATGGGCGCGGACGCTGGGCTTCAAGCTTAATTAGAGTGGATGGTGAATGTCAATACGTGCAAGGCGATCCCATCTATTCAACAGAAAGAGAAGCACGTCACGCCACACGGCAAACTATCGACAAATGGCATATCGTCCCGCGCTACGGATGGTGCCAATAACTTAAACCTCAAAGGAAACAAAACACATGTCAGGTAATCCCGCTCTGATCGAGCAATTCATCAAGAACCGCAAGCTGCAAGGCAAGCGGCGTTATGAAGACCTTCGTCGGGCCAAAGACGCGCGACGGACGAAACAGGTTGAACGTCATTGGCATGATGTTGCCGAAGGCATTATTGTGTCGGGTATTCAGAAGCGGTGGCAACGTCACGGCTAAAAGGAGATAAAAATGGCTGATGGACATATCGGTAAGACGCGCGGCGAGTTTTCGACGGTCCAGTTTTTTGAGGACGGGACGCATGAATATGTTCGCCGCTTCGTCTCCCCCGAGGAAGCCGTAGAAGCTGCTGAGCACTACATCAAGAACGTGGCAGCACGCATTGGCATCACCGTCAAGGTGATCGTGACCGATGGCGGTGACTATACAAACTTCCAATGGGAACGCGACAAGGGTATTTCCTATCCACCTGATGCGAAAGCGTTCGGCCAATACAAGTATACGGAGGAAAAGAAGGATGACTGACTTCTCTGTAAGCAACCAAGGCACTATATTCCTACTCACGCCTCTGACCGAGGCTGCGAAGGAATGGACCGAACAACACCTTTCCCATGATCGGCAATCATGGGGGCCGTCAGTTGTGGTCGAACACCGTTACATCGAACCGATTGTGGAAGGTATCAGGGCCAATGGCCTTGAAGTGGAGGACGCGGAATGAAAGGCACGATGACAATCAAGACAACCGATGGCCATTCTTTTGTGAAGGAATTGGACCGTCCGCCAACACTTGACGAACTTACCAAAGCTGTAGGTGGTCATATCGAGTTTATTCCTGGGTTCGAACACTTCATGGGCAACGATGCGATTGCCTACTGTAATGAGGAAGGCAAACTTGACGGTCTACCAATCAACGAATCTGCGACTGCACTTTGGGAGGACCAACATCAAGGCATTATTGATGACGTTCTCGTTGGTAACATCGTGATACTGTCTGGCGACGAAGAATTCATGGAGGCACAATAAATGCAAACGAAGTGGTTAGAGGTTAGAGACAAGGCAACTTTCATTCCCGTGCTTGCAATCAAGATAGCCGCCGACAATCCTATTCAGGAATTTCTCTTGGGTAGGGCAGGTTATGGTCCAGCCATACATCCTATCCTGTTGATCGACCCGCGCGGTCACGGACGGGCGGAATATGACCCCTACGATTGGGGCGGTCGCACATGGCCCGTTGCCCATGACTACATCGAAAAGCATTATGACCAATTGCTGGACGGCGACGTAATTGATGTTGAGCACATTCTTGGGGAGACCACCAAGAAGAAACGGTCGGAACGTTTCGACACCTTCGATGAAACGTCGGGGACCTATAATGTAGCTTATGAGGAATCGTCTGATGGCTAAGGAAACCGAAGAACCAACCAATGAGAGTATCCGCAACATAGGTTATGTCTATGGTGTTCGCGGTCAGCCTATGGACGCATGTCCTTGGGTAGCGCGATGGCCGAAATGGAGTAAGGAATGGCGTTTGTTCCGAGTCCATTGGGCGTTAGGTAGAGAAATCCGCAACGCCGTTGCAAGGAAGAAATGGTAATGACCAAGGAACAGATTGAAGCACTCGGCTACGAATTTCCGCGTCAGCTTCCCAATGGGCAGTGGATCGCTTTACAACGATTCTTGTTCACCTGGGCCGTGGTCAAAGGTATCGATCCGATTGGCTACGAGCAACGCTGGTGCTATGGTGCCTACAATGATGCCTTGATAGCCGTGGCGAATTGGGATGGAGAAGGTGATCCTCCTGGCAATTGGATCGTCAACAAGCCGTCTGGACGGCAAGGACCCGCTGGAGCAACGAAGTAACTTCAATAAAGCACATGCGGGGAGACGCTTCGATAGGCTTCGTCTCCAAGGATTACTTAGTGAAGTGACAACGACGGCGAGGGCGGCCCATCAGCACCCTCGAATTGTAGTGTTGGTGTCCCGAATTCGAGTCCTGGGTTGGATTTCTTCAGGTCCCGTATAAGATCGTTCAGACAGTCCATTGCCGTCTGTGCGGACACCTTATGGCCGTTGACGCCGCCAAGCTCGACCTTGATGTCCTGGCGTAAGATATCCCGTCGCCGTTCCGTTACAACGTAACGTTCCCCGCTCCACAGCCTGACACCGACGACGCCTTTCCAGACTGCTTGGAATATGAGTTGCATCCTAAATACTCCGTCGTTAACGATTCAAGAGGAAACAATGTTCAGAAACCGTGGCTGGGGCCGCCCGAGACCCTGGGATTGGAGACGCCGCCCGTCATTCGGAGGCAGTCTCATTGGAGGCATCATTGGCGGCGCTGCCAGCGAGATTGGAGCCAATATCGTGGATGCGGCTATGGGAAGGGGCGGATCGCAAGAGGCTTTGCCAGAACCCCCCAGTCCTGTCCTCGCGGCCGCCCCTCCTGTCGCGCCTGTCATCGTCAATGTGACTGTTGCTGCCAACACGGCGACTCCAGTTGCAACACCTGTTGCCAATACACCGTAAGGGTTTGGCGGGAGAGACAAGCGGGAATTTCACCACGCTCGCCCCTCCCTATCGAGCACTCATTCGCAGGAGAGTGACCCCGCGCGAACGGTCGCCCGAACCCTCCTAAAGTCCAGCGACGGCGATGGCGATTTGTTTTTCGATTTCGCGCGCTTTTTCAAGATTGGCGAGCATGGTGTTTTCGATACGGGCGATGCAAGCTTCCTTTGTGACCATCGGACAATTAGAGGGACCATAAGGTCGTAGGGCTTTCTCGTTATCGGCATAAAAATCAGGCGAGACAATAGAAAGCGCTTCATCAAGTCTGATCCCAAAAAACCTTGCAACTGCCGCCACCCCAACACTTCCTTTAAATTCGGGACGGGCGACCTCATCTTGTCTCAGACCAAGTTTATTGAACTCTGGCATAGTCGCGGCGAAAGCAGCAGCGCAGTAGCAACGTTGACCATCATATCCTGGCGTTTCCCATCCAGCCAAGTTAAATTGGTTGTCAGGTAAACCGATAAGACCTTCGACCCATTGTTTCATACGTTCAAGGTGCATGTGTCACTCTCCATTTTTTCAGCGATTTCGAAATGAGGTGGTTCCAGCTTATGTTTGGGATAATGTTGCATCACCTGATCCATATGAGCGATGCAAATTTCTTTAGAGATAAACCTTTCAAATTTAAACGAGCGCCAATTCCAATATCGTTTTCGTTCTAAAAAATTATAACGGTTGGGATAGATAATATATTGCGCCTCTGTTTCGCTGATATCAAAAAAACTGGCGATGGCGCGGCTTCCACCATGGCCTTCATACCAAGGACCGCTCCATACAGTGCATTCTAACCCGAGTATTTTGAATTCGGGTATTTCGGCCGCGATGCCAGCGGCACACGTTCCCCATGAATGTAAGTCAAATTGCTTATCAGGCAGATCGATCATAGCATCGATCCAGTTGCGGTTCTGATACGATGCGATTCAGTTCGCGGTTGGCCTCAATAAATTCCGTGAGACGATGCAGAACCCAATCCTTCGATATACGTGTTGTTTTGCAAGTAGTATAGCTCTGAGGCGCCGTCAGGAATTTCGCCGCTTCTATGGTGATGTCAAAAAACCGCGCGATGGCTCGGGTGAATTGCGCGCCTTGATACGTTGGGGCAAACATATGGCGGCAGTGGAAACTTATATATTCAAGTTTCAGGCCCTGAGCATTGAACTCGGGAATCATGCAAGCAAGGCCGCCTGCACAAACAGTGCGTACGGCCATGTCCTCGATATTATAAGGACCAGCATCCCATCCATCGGTGATATTATCATCAGAAAACGTGGCCCAACGCGAGATATTGAAACGATTGTCAGGCAACGCGGCCAGCGCATCACGCCACATTTCAAGGCGAACCATATTCGTCATCGTCACTCTCCATTTTTGCTATTCACTGCACACAATTTACCTGCGATGAAAACTGATACCGTCGCGATTGCCGTGTAGATAATTCCAAACTCTGCGATATCTGCCCATGGTATGATGTTCATCCCCATCATCCTTTGCATAGGGGTTTCTAATATCAAATATCCAGTCCAGAAAACGATAAAGACGCCCCTTCGCACGGCGACAGGCGTCTCTCAGTGTCCATTGATCAAGGGTGTGAATTGTTGCGCAATAGCCGCGCTCGACTTCCCATTGCGCAAAGAGAATGGTGCGGGCTTTCTCATTGGTATCGGCGCTTCCCGCATCAGGTCCCCAGACGACGTGCCGAACAGCGAACCCAGATGCTTCATCCTGCCGACGCAATTCTTCGGCATAACTCAGGGTAGAGTCGCGCGTTGGTCGATAAATTTTAGGCATGGCCCCCTCAATGATGACGGCGTGGCAAGGCATACCCTGCCTGAATGAAACCCCAATCACGCGTCTTAAATTCGGCCCATTCGCACAAGGATAAGGCCACGACATCGTAGGCTTTGGTGCCGTTCTCAGTCCAGTGGAACTTTTCGGTTGGTCCGAGTGGATCGATGAAAGATATTACACCCGACCCATGGCTAAGGCAATCATTAAGAGACACATAGGCCGTGTAATGTGGCTCAAGGCCGTCGAAGCGCACGTCGGCGGAAACCAGCCAATCATCTGGAGGGCTGGTCTTGACCATCGATAGGCTCTTATCTTCGCCTTGGACATTGGTGGCGAGAGAAACCCAAGCGGCTTGAGCGGGATGCAGGAACAAGATGCAGGAAAGGGCAGCGAGTAGCAAGCGCATGGTCAACCCCCACGTTTGAATAACTTGTATACGAACTTAATGGGCCTGACAATTAAGAATTCAGTTTGCCGAGCCCGTTCGGTATAAAAGCTGTGCCAGAAATTGGACCGATCCCTGTTGATGTAGGCATACCAGTCCAAGGCTATCAGCCCTGCCGCGTATAATAAAGCGCTGACGTTGATCCAAAACGGTGTCATCGTTCCAGCCATAAGAATAACCCGATTATGGCGATAATGAGGACCATAATCGGGTTGAGAAGAATTACAATGGGGTGGTCAAGGATTGTGAGCATTTTTGCGCATTTCGTCATCAATTTTGATCAGACTAATGAACCGAAAGACCTTGGTGAGTTGACGATTGGTATCAACGAGTGTGTAGTAAGCTTTGATATCATCGGCAGAACTAAACCCCAAGAAATCATAAGTCTCCTGCGCCTTAATCGCCCCCTTACAGTAAGGGTCAACGTCATACCAAGCGCCTACCGCAACACAGGTTAACGGTGCGGGATAAAAATGCATCGCAAATGCAAGGCCAAGAAAACCGAGACCGACAAATAAGTCTTTCATTTTTATTCGCCCCCGATTACCCCTGTCTTGACTGCCCAAATACAAAGATATTGAGCTACCAAATCAAAGGTTTTGGTTGATTTTGCCGACCATTGCTCAACCTGATCAGTGCCGATGGTGATGGTGCCTTGCTCATAAAGGCAATCACCAACACTGACGCTGGCATCATATTGATCATTGGTTTCGAGGCGACGGAACTTGCTGACAATGGCGATTGGACCAAGACCTTTTTGGGTAATTGCCTTGGTCGAATCCAAATCGACCAAGAGGTGTCCATCTTTGTCTTGAATTAGAGGCGTCCAATTGGTAGCGGCAGCCGTCGAGCCGAATAATAACGCGCCTGCTATTGCACCTAAGACAGTTTTCCAAAGCATATCAATCACCTTTGAGGTTATCCCAATAACCCTTTCCAAATACACAAAGACCGTGACCGATAGAATCATACACATGGTCACCGTCAACTCGCCAATGAATAACCTCATGGCTTTCATCGGAATAGGCAAGATCAAGCCTACCGCCATTTGGGCTCTGGACGCATTCAAGAAGATTGATACTGGCGTCGAAGTCGTAATGATTTTGGCTGTCACTGCGGAAATGCCCGTGGATTTCATCAAACCCTTGAGCGTTCTTCTCAACTTTCACTGAATCAACATCGCCAAGTATATGGTTGGCGATGGGTATCCAATGTTCTGATGCAATGGCAGGTGAGGCGCTAAAAATCAAAGCGCCAAACAGTGCTCCTATGAGTGCTCCTAAGATACTTTTAAGCATGTTGTTACACGTCTCCTTTGTAGACGTATATATGCTATACATGACAATTTGTCAAGGATTCCAAACACAAAAAATCCGCCCGATGTTGTCGGAACGGATTAATCTTGTATAATCAATCGATTAGGTTAGCAAACCCGCGCAGTATATGCGACTTTTCCCTTTGGGGAAATTCGATTAGGTGTCTTGTCTATTTTCAAGTTTTTCTTCGGATATGTCGTTTCTGTGTAGTCTGCCGTCATGATTACCAGGAAGTCGCAATCGGCATAAAACTGGCGACAAAATAATTTGTTCGCATTACTGCAAAACGCGAACGCCCCGATCTTTCCTCCTTTGTCTTGGAACACATTGCGGTTGTCGAGGCGTTCGAATTGATGCCGCGTCAGAAATTCTGCAAATAATTGACGAGACTTATTATTGTTTGTTTTGGCAGTAAGTCGTTTTAACATAGTATTTTCCCCTGTTCATATGCTTCAATAAATTCAGTTTTCGTCAACCAAAATACCCCCCCGTTGACAGAACTTTTTCCAAAGTTCTTCCAATCAATACGAGATAAATTATGCTTAACGTCTTCTACAGACCCTGGTGTTATCGCGAGATAATAACCACGGTTTTTTTCATTCACTTGCGTTGGGTGAATGAACTTGTTCGGCGCAGCGCCGAATACAAATAGATCACTTTTTTCATTTTTACCGACGATAGTAAAATCATCGGTTGATATGCGATTAATTATCGGTTTTCTGAGATTGTTTCCTGTCCAGTCTTTAATCCAAATTTGAAATACACACGGAACATGATATTCCGTATTATTAAGGAGAAAGGAGTTTTTAGGTAACTCTAAATTCTCTACAAGGAACCACTCAGGTGGGAAGGTTTTTTGATATGTAGATTTTTCGAAAACACAAGGAAGGATAAATGCGATAGTGCGCACCCCTAAAGAATGTTTGATGAATGCTTTACATAAATCATTTCTTCTACCAAACGGCGGGTTTCCGAAAACACACACTTCGCCAACCAATGCAGGACTTTTCAGATAATCTTGTTTTATAATGGAAGGGTCGTCGGGCGCGACATCATATGCGCGGCATTCTATTTGTTTAGAAAATGCCCCGTTCCCCGCCGATGGTTCTATCAATACTTGATCAGAAATGTATGGAACTAATTTCTCGATACAAATCTTGGCGACTTCAGTTTTAGTGTAGAACTTATCTAATTCGTGTTTTTTTACTATTTTCGAGATAGGCATCCTATCTCGTTAAAAATACTCAAAGTTTGAAACCACAAGTGAAATTTTTAATTTTCTAACTATAACATAGTCTAAAGTAGTCTGTCAAGTGACTTATAGGAGACAATTCCCGAAATCACCTTCTCCATCCGATTCTGGCGTAGGCGGCGCGCTGTCCCCTCGGTTGTCGAAGCTCTTAGAAGGTGCGAATTGACTGGTGTAGTCTTTGTGTGCCGTTGTAGCTGCGGTTTTTGGCGCGGGTTTATGACGATCTAAGATCGCGCCATTGGTATTCTTCTGGGCGTTGAGATCGGCAGGTTTGACACTCGGCCCCGTCGCCTTATGACGGTCGAGAATAGCTCCATTGGTGTCACCTTGGCGATTGTGCATGGCATCCCGCGCCAGCTTTACACGCTGACGAATTTCCGAATGCGGTGTCGCTCTTGAGAGGATCGCGCCATTGGTATTCTTCTGTTCGTTTGGATCGATATGAGGATGATCGGATGCCATGGCGACACGATGCTTCAATTGCTCGTGAGACATGCGGTCAATAATGGCACCGTTTTTGGCGCGGTTCGTGGTGACGGGCGGCTCAAAGGGTGCCTTGAAATCCACTCCTGTCAAATTCTTTCCAAGGCCGAATAATGGAGCCGATGAGTCTGGACGTTGATTTTGACCGCGTGGAACAATAGCAACGCCTTCTTGCTTGGCGACGGTTTGAACTAAATCCATGTGGTGGATTCCTGCAATAGTCTGCGTTTGTTCAACCGTTGCGCCTTTAGCAAAATTTGCCTGATGCACAGGAACGTTGCCGCCGATAGCATTGACGTATTGAAGTTGCGATTTCAAGTCGTCGGGGAGAGCAGCAATTGCATTCGCGCCCGCCGAGAAACCAATGACGCCGTATACTCCACCCTTTTTCATGCGGTCAACCATAGCATTGTAAAGCGGGCTTCCGACTGAATGTCCCGAGCCCGAAATTGGCTTACCATTTGCGTCGGTCAGCACTTCCAAGGTTGCGCCTTGGGCCGCTGCAATTTTTCTGGCGGCAGCCTCCACTTCCTCTGGGGAAGTTTTACCATAACGATCCATCATCCCATGAGCGAACAGAATGGTTTTCTTGTTAGTAGACGACGTTGATGGACTATTAGCTACTTTCACTTCTTCGCTCATGCGCGCTCGCACCGATGCGTCGTAAGATTTACGTTCTTCAGGAGAAAGCGAGCCACCTTCTGCGTAAAACGGTGAACTTGGACTTAGACCATTCTCGAAACTATATTTGCCAGACGATTGCGATGATCCTGGAACAGGTTCGCGAATTTGATAGTGCATAGGGTCGCCACGGCCTGCTGCATGACTTATCCATGCGCCCCCCCAAATAAACTCTTGATGAGGATACATTTGTTGGCCACGAATATGAACCGAACGATACAATGATTCATAATACTTCCAACCAGGACTATTACCGTTGTAACGAACCATTTTGCCGTTGTTGTCAAAAATTTGTAAATCCACGGCCAATCCATTCGGGTGGTTTCGTGTGCCTGTGCTACGTCCATCATGACCAGAAATAATTTCGGCATGAAATCCTGGTGGCAAGTCTTTCGTTGAGGATCGAAGTAAAGTAAGAAGCCGTGGATCAACACCTTTTAGATTGCCTTGCTTGTAAAATAGACGTTCTGAGCCTTGTTTGAATACATCAGCCCGATCCTGCCCCCTACCTATAGTTGGCGCTTTCGTGAATGGTCCATTGCTAACGCCTGCTATTGCGTTGTCGGTGCCAGCACTTAAACCTGAATGAGCTTTTAAGATCGCAGTCTTGGCTTTGGCAATTAAGTCTTCATTTCGTTTGGCAAGGTTTACTAATTTAGCAGTTGTCGGTCCTTCATAATGGTCTTGTATTTTTTCGCCAAGACCAATTTGTCTAAACAACGCGTGTGCTTGTTTAAACTGATCAAGTGTCAGACCGATACCACCAGCTTTTCCTGATTCTTGTTGTGATTGTGTAAACAAGAATTTTGGCATGAAGTTTGGGTCTTCGATCATTTCTTTGGTGATGATCGTGTTGGGTGAAATACCCATAGCTTTCGCAATACGTGCTGTGTATTGCGATGATGAATTATGTCCTGACCAAGTGGCAATAAACTGACTTAGTGGTTGTCCTGCATAATTTTTGCTGCGATGCATAAGATCAAAGTTTGCTGCCGCACCTTGAATAGCATTGGGGAAGTTTGCAATGTGATTGTGACCACCAATGATATCGACTCCATTCATCCCGTAAGCTTTCATCCACGGCGCATCCCATGTTGCGCCAGGATTATTATGACGAATAGAAGCTGGAATTCTGGTATTGTATCTTTGTTTACCACCCTCACTGAAATCAGGTGCATTTTTTAGATCGAGTTTAGACCCGCCCCCCAAAAGCGAAGTCAGCATACTACGTTTCGGATCAACATGAGGAGGTTCTACAGGAGTCGAATCTGCACCACCCCCACCACCATATGATCTTCCACGGCCACCTCGCGCTGGAGCAAAACCGAAGTAGGATGACGGGCTCATGCCCATCCCTTCCATCTTCCCCATGTTCTGACCAAGAGTCATCAAAGACGGCGTTGTTGGTGTTGCCACTTGTCCGCCTCCGATACCGAAATAAGAACCGATTTTAGAACCGATAATACCTAATGCAGACTGCGGCCCAATAGATTGTTCACCAGCCTGCGGACCATAGACTTGACCTGCTCCATGAATTGCAGCATTTTTGCCGCCGACTGCATATTCGATTTTGTCGGCTTCAAAACGTATCGTTTTGGCTTTGAGCACAAGATTATTTGTGGCCACAATCGATACATTTACTTGCGTTGTATCTTTGGTTCCCTTTGAAGTGACAGTCGGTGTTGAACTTGTTTCGCTGCTTTCTGACCATTCCTTATAGATCGAATATGCGTCGTAAAGAGACAAACCGAGCATAATCGCAAGACCAACTGGCCCCAGAAAACTCAGACCTTCGGCGGCGGCAAGCTTCGTCGCAATCTCCGCCCCCAAACGCTTTTCGACAATTACCACAAGGCGCATAAATGCCGACTTCGTAACGCGCTTCGTCGCCCCTGAGATAGCTGCTCTGATACCACCCTTCTTGGCGATGTCCTTCGCGGCTTCCTCACCCGCAACTGTCGCCGCTCGCCTTCCAAAAAGTTTTCGGGCTGCGCTTTTAAGACCGCGATAACCAAGGTAAGCTTCTGCGCCTTCCCCAAGCAGAAGCTCCAATGAATCTATATCTGGTCCTTTGTGATGAGGGTCGCGATCAGATGCGCTTGATTTTACTGCCGCTTTCGCCGCCCCGTCCGTTGCACCTTCATCACGTTGATTTTTTTTTAAGTTTGATCGGCCTGAATGTTCGCGTGCAAACAATTCATCAAGATTGCGTTCTTGATCATCCAGACGCTTTTGCATGGCATCGATGGTGTCGTCAAATTGCTCAAGTTGCGTATTGAGTTGAGTGACGACGCGCGTGCGTGCTTTGGTTTGCTCATTGATAATCGCCGTGAGCCCAGACTTGACACTCGTTTCAAGATCAGCAATTCGGATGTCCGTGCGAATGGCAAAATTCGACAGGATCATAAATTGATCCTGGATCAAATCAAAGTTGGATTGAATGTTTTCAGACTCAGGGGAAACGTCTACAAGATCGCGGGTATCTCTATAGATGTCTCTCGCAGTTTGTTTGCCGATATTCCGCCATTTGGTAGAGACACCGATGCGGTCGAGAATCTTGTCGTATTCTGATGAGGAACTATAGTCCTTCACATAATCATCGTTCGATCCCTCTGGCGTATTGATTTTTGAAAAGGACGAAGTTTGAGGTGGCAGCGTAACGGGCGAAAGCGGAGTTTTGGCAATCGTCATTCTCGGCGCTGATATAGGTTTATTGTTCAGCACCATATTGGCGATTTGCTTGACACCGCTTAGTTTATTGTCCCCCGTATTAGCCATGTAGTTGTTCTTTCTTCTTTTCTTCAGCATTGATCATGTCAATGTAAAGATCGCGTTCCCACGGCATCATGTCTTCAATTTCCGTTATTGAGAAACGATACATGAGTTTCATCATGAAGATGTTTTTGTAGTAAAGTTCCAGTGAATTACGCTGCATTAGAAAGTAAAAAAATCGTTTAACTTAGTAAGTTCAAGTGTTTGATCCTTATCCTCTAAGTCTTTGTATTTAATCTCGTAGAATACATGTGGAATATTTGAGAAGAACTCGAACACTTTGTTGTAGACTTCGATTGGAAGACTATCGATAAACTCTGTTGCTTCGGCACGAGTGGCGTCAGCGAATTTGTATACTTTCTCATGATCGACATAAGACTCAAAGCAATTGAATATCAATTCTTCAATAATGGCTTCGCCTGTCGTGGCGTTGCTGATGGCATCGGACTCATACAATTTCGCCTCGGGATATTTCAGCGTGACCGCTGTATCTTTGGTCACAGCAATGGTTTTGTGAATACCGTCTGGAAATTTCACTATCACATCATTCAAATTAACAAGATGTTCGGCTGGATTGGCGTCACTCAAGGAAATTTTAATGGTTGGGTCGATAGAGTTGGCGCGTATTTGAATGAATAGATAATCAATATCAAAGAGCGTTAGATGATTTACATCTATCTTTTCAGTTGCCAGACAGTTCTGGACGACCTGTTTGACAGCGAGCATGATCGCATTTGCATCTTGCGATTCCTTGGCCATCAAAAGAATTTTTTCTTCCTTGACGCGCATAGGGCGCAACTTAATTTGTTTTTTTGTGGAAGGTATCGTCACCGAGAAAAGTGGTGCATCAAGTTTTGGGAACATTCAATCTCCAATTATGTCGAAATAGCTTGTGTTGGTTCTGTTGGGGTTATTGTATACCAATCATTATAAGACAGCGTGATCGGCAAACGCATGATTGAGTTGGTTTCGGCCCATGCCAACCGAATCGATCCAAGGCTGACAGGAAAGGCGTCTCGTAAGATAATGTGTTGCATTGTCTGACCGAGTGCATCGAACGTGTAGATGCCAACGTCGGCAACATACTGGTCACGATATTCAAGTTCGTTTTGTAGTGCGCCATTGATACCAGCTACGCCGACTGGGCCTTGACTTCCGTTTCGATTGCAAATGAGGTTCATCCAATCTGAGAAGAATTTCCAGTTTTGGACACTTTCATCAAAGAACACATCGATGCTCATTTGCCCAAAAATATTGATCGTCGGGCGCGTTTCGAAGTTGCCATATCCATAGCGAGGCGACTGATAAGTGTTGAAACCTGCGTCGGGAATGGCGGCTACTTCGCACCAATACTCAAGCACCTTGGCCGTTGCCAGTGAGAGACCTTGCCCGACCAATCCAGGAGGGACGTTGAATTCGACCAGAAACAAGTTTGGGCGAGCAATCTGGTCGCCTTGGATTGCGGCACGAAAGGTGTTGATATTGAAGCCGCGATGAGTATCAGCCATTAGACGCGCAATGTTTCAACTTGAATGGTGACATCAGATGGATCGATCAGCATGACATTATTCTTGCTGGATTCGATATCCTTGTCGGCAGGCACAACAAATATCTTGAGCGCAGCACCATCGTAGTTCGTCAACGAGAAATCCTTGAGTGAGACGATGCCATTGTCGTAATCAATGGTTCCGACATCAACCACGACGATCTTGTTAGCCTGTTGGGTCTTGATCACGCGAATGGTGCCGTTCCCATCGTCTTCAAGTGTGCATGTCTGATTCTGGAATATGAAGGATGACGAATAAACCGCGCGTTCATCTTGTGACGGGTAAATCTTTCCTTGCGTCGGCAGTGTATTCTTGATCGCCAGCCCGAAGTTCAAATCGATATTGTTGGATTTGGTGAGACTTGGATTGGTTTTCTTGTAAACAGCAACCTCAGTGATATTAGATATGATGGATGGATCGGAGTCATCGATGGCATTCGAGAAAATCGAGTCTCGAAATGTCACATTGAAATCGTTAAGTTCGGTCTGATTATACGTGTTGATCGTATCCGCAACAATGGCCTTCATGCGATTGACAGAATTTGTCGTGACGTTGATATTATAGCGAATCAATGTAGTGACGGACAAATACATGAAGTCAGCGTTGATAAACACGGGATCGATGGAAAACGGCGCGCGGGATTTCAGGAAGGCAAAATATTGATCCTTCTTGGAGTCGGGCAGCCCATCCACGTCCTTAATATCGATGGCGATGTAGACCTTGCCAAAGACGGGAGGATTTAATTCTTCTCCCCCATAGACAGCGACAGCATTGATTTCAGGAAATTGTTGTTTCAGTGAAACTTCATAGTCAGTCGCCGTTACTGTTCGCTCTTGCACCTGATATGCCCGAGGGGCGTAGTATTTGATCGAGTCGTTGGTTTCGGCGTCTTCACCATTGTTTGAAGCTTCGATAACTTCGAGCGTGGGGGTTGCCGTAAGCTCGGCCACTCCAGTTGGATCAAAGTCAACGGAGAACTGCTTAGCGCCATTGCCGTCGCTTCCCTTTGAAACGCGATACTCAATGCGTATAGCCGCTCCAAATTTTGGTCTACGACCCAGAATATTGTCGCCAAAAATAATCTCATAGTTTCCTGTCTCACTCGTTTGAACAAAAAATACTTTACTCGACTCGTCCAGGTCGAGAAGGGTAGAGGCTTGCGTATAGATCAATCCAACGGTGTCGCCGTCCTCGAAGACGGTCACGGTTAGACTTGTGGTGTCGGCATTTCCGTTGGTGATCTTGAAGCGTTGATCAACTTGTGTATAAATGTAGTCGTCATGGACATAGACGCCTTCATAGATATCGGTAGTGAACGTGTAGTTATTGTCAACAGACGATACGACAATAGTTTCGGGGATCGAGAAGGTCAGAGCCGACGATTTGACGATGGTCGAGAGTTGCACGCCCTTGGGAATGATGTAAGGGGCGCTCTCACCCGTGGCTGAGAAACTGATTTCAACTGTGGCTTTGGCGCTACGCACCGAACGCGGCAGATAGTTCAATTCCTTGGCATGGGAAAAGATGCTGGAACGAAGTTGCGCCGAATCCAGCCAACGTTCCGAAAACGCCATGTTGAGAAAGAAGGCGTTCTTAAAAGTATTGTAAGCCATCACGTCCAGAAGGACATTCAGGCTTGATCCCTTGAAATCGTAATCCTTGAAAATTGACTGTGTTCTCAAATAATTTCGGAAGTCGTTGAGAAGGGCTTGTTGATCCAAGTCAACAAGGTTTACGGAAGTAGAAGTATTGTTTGCAGCCAATTATCGTGTCCTGCTGAGCATTAGGTTCAGTGTGAAAGTCTGTGTTGGGATATTTATGATCGAGTAGTAGATCGTGACATTGTAGGCGTTATTGTCAGCATTCGCGGCGGCCGTCACGGCAACATCGGAAACGCGCGGTTCATTGTTCTGGATAGTTGTGATGATTTCGTCCTTGATGCTGCTTTCCGTGACGGTATCGATAGGTTCGAACAACAGTGCATACAGTCGCGATCCACACGCCACATCATAGAAACGTTCACCGCGTTGAGTCAGAAGCAGTGTCTTGAGCGACTGTTTGACGGAATCCTCATTGGTCAGGCGAGCCAGATAACCAGTGATAGGGTTCAGATCGAAATCGATATAAAAATCGCTATAGACTTCGATTTGTGTGGTTTTGACGGTGAAACGATCACCTCTTGTGACCATTAGTTTTTCTTCTTTTCTATTTTAGGTTCCCAATGTTCGCATGTATCCCATTCTTCAATCGGTCGTGGGTAAACCCCCCGTCCGCAACGCCCATATCCAGTATCGTCGTTGATCCAACTGAATTTACAGTTTCGACAAACGGTCATCTTGTTGGCATCGTGTATTAAATGTCGGGCAAGTTTTGACTTACGTTTGTTCATAGGCGAAAACGTTTTCCGATCCTTCGGCAGTCTCGTCTTCGGTGGCATCATGTTCTAAACCATCAACCTTTGCCAAGTCTGGCTTATGAACGATGACAGGTTTGTCTTCGATAAAAACGGTATGACCAGATGGTATGAGTCCACCACCAGTATGGGTGTTTGGATCGTTTTCGACGGCCCAAAGACGACCATTCACGTATACGGTCGATTGCCCTATAACGATTGTTTCGGCCCCGCACGCTCTTAGATCGCC